ATTATATGGATTACATGAACCCATTATTCTCAAATTTAAAACACCCTATCAAACTACTATTGCTAATAAAATAATGGTAAATCCTAAATTTAAGCATATTAAATCTATTAAAAAATCATCAACTAAAACTAAAAATAAACATAAAACAATAAAAAACACACTAAATAATTCATTTTTTAATTCATTATTTGAAAATAATAATAAAGCATTAAAACATAAATCATCGAAACATAAAGCATTAAAACATAAATCATCGAAACATAAAGCATTAAAACATAAATCATCGAAACATAAAGCATCAAAACATAAATCATCAAAACATCAATCTACATATAAAGCCAAAAAAACTTCAAAAAAACTAAAACATACAATGATGTCTCTGGAAGATGCTATTCATGAATCAAATAATTCTATAGAACAAGTAGGTAGATTAATGGATGTTAGAAAAGATTTTACAAAATCAAATCCAAATGAATTATATGATACATTAAAAGAGAAATTGCGATTTTACAAAGGACCAGGAAAAATTAAACATATTAGAAATGTAGAAGAATTACATTTAACACTTTCTAAACGTTTAAATAATTTTAATATTTCTCAAGCCTGGATTAAAATGTATGAAATTATTATGGATTGTGATTTAGTTCCTACCAATCGTAAAGGTATTTTTAAATCATTTCATATTTGTGAAGCCCCAGGAACATTTATAAGTTGTATTAATCATTATATACATACTAAAACACAATATAATTCATATGAATGGAAATCGCAAAGTTTAAAACCAAAAGGAGCTAAAAGTAAGTATGACACTGTTGGTGACACTTATGGTTTTATTAAAAAATATCCTAATCATTGGGATTTTGGGATTGATGATACTGGTGATATTACTAATATAGAAAATATTAAATATTACGCAAAAATGGCTAAACAAATGAATATTAATTTAATGACGAGTGATTGTGGATTACCTATGGGAGACAATAAATATTTACAAGTAGCCTATGCTTCCTATGTATCACTATTATATTCCTTACCTAAAAATGGAACATTACTTTATAAAATATTAAGTCCTATTGATACACCATTACTATGGAATTTAATTTATATGACTTATAGAAATTTTAAAGAAATGTATTTTTTTAAGCCCGTCCAGAACAGTCAATCACGTGAATTTTATATTATAGGTAAAGGTTATTTAGGAACAGAACAATCAACATTAGATAAATTATTAAATTTGGTAGATAAATTTGATAATCCTAATTTTAATAAAGAAGAATATGATTTATATAATGATACTTATCCAGAAGAATTTGTTATTCAAGTTCAAACTATTTGTGAAAAATTATCATCTAATTATGTAAATTCTATTGAAAGAATTATATATTATATAGATAATATTGATGAATTAGGAAAAGATTATCAAAAACATATTGAAAGTTATATTGCTGAAAAAAATGAAGATTGGCTAAGAAAATATAAACCTCTGAGATTAGATAAAAAATTTAGTTTATAGAATTGTATTGTTTATTTTTGTTTTTTTTATTATTTTTATTTTATTTTTATTTATTATATAACTTTATAATAGAAAATATAATTAATAAATGTCATTTAAAACAAATTTTGGACATTTACCTTCACCTTCTAATGGTATTAATCATTGGATTAGTACTCTTAAAAGTAATGATGAACCTACATTATTAAATATTAATACTAATAAAAAAATATCATTTGAAGATAAACTAAAAATAGATGCAAAAAAATATAAAGATTTTAATACTTTTTTTGATTCAACTGTTAAAAAAGTGAGTGATGAATTAGATAATAATAAAGGTCCTATTATTGAATTTCATTTACCAGACACTAATAATAATGATGAAAATAATCAAGCTCTAACAGAAATAGTAGATAAATATAAAGAATTATATCTAAATAAATTAACAAATGATGGTAATCATAAATTAACAGATAAAAAAGAAATCTATCCTAATTATTTAGAAGATTTATATACAAAAAATGATAAACCATATGTTGATTTTGAAACAAAAAACGGTATTACTAAACCAATAGTAGAACAAACTGATGATGAATTTTTAGAAACATTAAAATTAAGAATAGAAGGATTACAAAAGTGTATTAAAGATAATAAGAACCAAGATGAATACATACAATATTTTAAAAATGAATATGATAAAGAAAATAAAACTTATGAGTCTCATAATGTTAATAAACAATGTAAATCAATTTATTATAATGATAAAATGTTAAAAGATAGTAGTGAAATAACAAGTAATACAGAATTACAAACTGAAGTTTTTAAATATTATGATACATGGCTTTCACAACCAAATGAAATTGAATTTGCCAAAACATTTTTACCTAGTAATTTTTTTATAAATCAAAAAACAAAAACAGATTACGAATTTAAAAATGAATTACTAGATAAAATAAAAACATTAATTACAGAAAATAATAGAGATAGTCGTCAGTTTGTCTTTGGATTTTTTAAGGATGATGAATTTGAATTTTTATTAAAATTGAGACCATTTTTATTTGAAGTTGGTGGTATGTTAAAAGAACAAACTTGTAGTACATCTTGTAATCCATTAGTTAATTGGTCTATTATATTAAATATGATATATTCCAGATGTTCTATTACAAATATTAATGTGTTATGTCCTGTTAGATTTATAATACCTTTCGATGTTATATCAAATTATAATTCTCATAATTCCACATTAGAATTTGAAATTAGAGATAGATACTCACTTATTAATTTATTTAATAAAGATACAAAAAATAATTTTATTGGTATTATAACTATTAAATATTTTCACGAACAAACTAAAACTTATAGAATATGGTTTTTATATATTTTTGATAATAATATATTAGATTTAGACCAATCAAAAATAAATACAATCACTGGTCTTCAAGAAAAATATTTTATTGTAAATTCTAACTTAAAATTTGTAAATACTGGTTCACTTTTTGAACGTCATAATGTCACACATACAGAATTAACATTTTTTAGCGAGTTATCAAATCGAAAAATTATATATTTTTATAAAACTAAACTAGATAATCGAAATATTTTTATATCTACATATAATAATTTACATCAAAATAACACACTATTAGATTTAGGTATAAAACCTATTACTATTACTTTAAAAAAAAATAAACATAGAAACAATATATATCCAACACATTCATTTTTAATGGAAAATAAAGAAATAGTATCACATACTGGAGGTGTTCGTAAAAATAGTAATATAAATAAGTATTATAAAATAAAATTAATTTCTAATGATTCTAATATTATATATAGTGACCCAGAAATAAGTGGTGCTTTTTTTAATACATTTTATAATAATACTCTAACTATTCTAAATATATATTCTAAAAATGATTTAAATAGAAATAATTTTTTTAAAATACTTAATTATTTAAATCATTATTATTTATTAAATATAGAATATGAATTTGCACATATTAAATTAACTACAGAAATTAGAAATAAAATTACAATATATAAACCTATTTCTGGAATCACATTTTATAATAATTATGAAATCTTAAATAAATTTAACATATTAAATAATATAAATAAAAATAGTAATGTATTATATTTAGGCACTGATTATAGTTTTATAGAAGTATTAAAATATAATAATTATAAAGCAAATAATATAACTTCTATAATAACAACAAATAATAATTATTTTAAAAAGGCAATAGATAATTGGACTACATTTATTAATAATATAAGTAAAATTTATAAAACTAATATAATTTATTTTAATAATAAACTATATGATTTACTAAATTTACAAGATTTAAATAATAATAAATATGATTTATTATACTATGATATTTATACTATGTACACACCTGTTGAAAATTATAATAATTTAGCAATTCTATTTATGGGTTTAATAATTGGATTAAAATATACTCAACATGGTGGAACATTTATAATGCATTTTGGTTCAGTAGCATATAAAAATGTAGCTGATATTTATATTATTATAAGTGAATATTTTAAAAATCATAATTTATATTATCCTGAAATTAGTAATTTATATAAAAAAAGAGGTACATATGGTATATTTACTGGATTTAAAGGTATTAGTGATACCGAATTTAATGACTTGCTTAAATTATTAGATAAAACTAATAAAATTTATATAAATGATGGTAAAGATTTTAATATTTATGATAAAAATTTAAGAAAAAAACTACATATATCTAAACCTATAAATCCAGATATAACTATACAAAAAAATATTGTTGAATTTATTAATAATAAACTAATGAAAAATAAAAAAATAGATGATATTTATAACTATATAAAAAATTTTAATAATGAAAGATATTATAAACAATTAAGTTTTACATATAAATTATTAGAACTTTTAAAACAACCTAATGAGTATATAAATAATCTTAAAGTTCCTACACAAGAACAACTTACAAACGCAATTTTATATTGTAAAAAATATGATATACCTTATATAGATAAATTTTCTAAGTCTGCTTTTCAAGATAAATTTGGCAAACAAATATTACAAGAAGCATATGGATTACATGAACCAATTATATATGAATTTAAAACACCATTTACACTTAAAATAAGACCATCATTATTAAGTATTAAAACTAAAAAGGCTAAACAGACTAAAAAAACTAAAAAAACTAAATTATCAAAAACTACTAAAAAAAGTTTAAATAGTTTTAATTTTTCAACATTATTTAATAATGATGACTCTATATATTCTCCATCTCCATCTCCATATAAAACTCGGAAAAATAAATATACATCTAAATCACTTAAAAAAAACTATTCAAATAAAGGTAATTTAATACCAGAATTACATACTATTAATAATCGCATAGAACAAACTACTAAACTTATAGATAGTAGGCGTAATTTTGATGCCCCAGAGAGTATGCAAAATATAAACTGGTTTGAAGCCAATAAGCAATTTCGTTATTATAAACATAAAGATGATAAAGATAAAATACATTTAGATAAAAAAGTTCAAAAACTATTAGGTGATTTTAATATTTCCCAAGCCTGGCTCAAAATGTATGAAATTATTACAAATTGTGATTTAATTCCTAAACAAAGGAAAGGCACATATAAATCATTTCATATTTGTGAAGCACCTGGAACATTTATAAATTGTATTAATAATTATATACATACTAAAACTAAATATGATGCTTTTAATTGGAAAGCTCAAAGTTTAAAATCAAGTGGAAAAAGTAAAAATAAAGATACGGCATTTGGTGATGATTTTGGACTAATTAAAAGACACAAGGATAGATGGGATTTTGGTATAGATGGTTCTGGTGATATTACAAAAATAATAAATATTAAACATTATGAAAAAGTTATTAAAGACATGAAGGTAAATAATAATGGCGTAGATCTCATTACAAGTGATTGTGGATTACCTATGAAATGTGAAGGGTATGAAAAAGTTGCTTTTGCTTCTTTATTAACAATATTAAGTATTTTACCAAAAGGTGGTTCAATGGTTTATAAAATATTAACACCGATTGATGAACCTATTATATTAAATTTGATTTATATAGCATATACTAACTTTAAAGAACTTATATTTTATAAACCAGTTCAGAATAGTCAAAGTAGGGAATTTTATATAGTCGGAAAAGGTTATTTAGGAACTGAAATATCTATAATAGATAAATTCTTTGATGAATTAAAAAAATTTAAAGAAGGAGAAGAAATAGATTTATATAATGATATGTATCCAGACCCATTTATAAAACAAATAATAAAAGCCAGCACTATTTTAGCTGATAATTTTGTATATACAATAGAAAGACAAATTTACTTTGTAGATAATAAAGATGCTATGCCTAAAGAATTTACTAAACTATTTTATAATTATTATAATGAAAAAAATGATGATTGGGTAAGAAGATATAAACCTTTGAGATTAGATAATAAATTTAGTTTATAGAATATATTGATTTTTATTATGTTTTTATTATTACTTTTTATTATTTATTTTATTAATTACTTTATTATTTATTTTATTAATGACTTTATTATTTAGTTCATTATTTTAATATTTACTTTATTATTTTTTTTAATAAACATATTCGTAATACAATTTTTCATTTAAGGGTATTTTATTTTCAACCTCCTGATTATATAAATGAATCCAAGGGGCATCTTCCAGTTTTACTGGTTCGTTGTTTATTATATGATTATATTTAAAAATAATATTTTTTCGAAAGTCTTGCCATAATTTATACTCATTTACGCGCACATAATTACTCCATTTGTATTTTACCATAGCATTGTTTGTAATTAACCATTTGTTCCCAATAGATATATCAAATCCAGGCTTATAATCAATAAATTGTAAATTACACCCGCACTTACACACGTATATGTTATCAATTACTTTATTTAAATTTACATTTGTGTTGTTAAAATCATTTACTTCTGTCATTTTCTTATTATTATACTATTATTGTAAAGTTTTTTTATTTCTAAAATAAATAAAATATAAATCAATTTTTATTAATCATATAAAATACTATTTACTAAACCATATTTAACTGATTGTTTTGCTGAAAAAATATATCTTTTTTTTAAAATATTATTAATTATTTCAGAAGGTAATTTAGTATAAGTTTTTAATATTTTATAAATTAATTGTCTAAAATTTTCCTCGCACTATTTTTAGTGTGGTGTTATTGTGTTATATATTATCATCATTTTACGTTATATTTATATATACTTTACATTCATCAAGTTAAAAAAATATATAATTATAAGTATTTAAAAATACACCACTATTTGATTATTTAACTTTAAATAAATTTACACAATTATTATATTTATTTAATAATATATCACTATTATGTATTAATTTGTTTAAATATATACTTATTATTAGTAAAAATACATTCATCAAATAGCACTATTATTTGTTAAGTAATAAATATGTATATATATATATATATATTAATATAAAGATATAATCATAATATAATATAATTATTATTTATATACTTTAATATTATTACTTATTACTTACATAGTTTAATCTATTATATACTTTAATTAATACTTATATACTTTATAATAATTATAATAATTATAATAATTATAAAAATGAAAGATAATAAATGTCCTAAATGTAAAGATATATTTAAATATCCAAGTTTATTAAAAAGACATTTAAAAACATCAGTTAGATGTTGTATTCTCGATG